TTGATGCCGCTATAAGTTCTGGGTTAGCAATAATGGCTTGCAATAGACACTTATATAGACCAACAGCAGAAAGAACAAGAAAACCAGTTGATATATCAATATCTAAGTATTCCAACGAAGGTGTAACTTCTAAAATAATTAAAAATTAAATATGGCTGAGTCATCAATGATAAATTTTCCAAGCCAGATAGTATCTGACGCTGAGAAATTAAGTTATGATTATGGGTTAAGTATAGCTAAGGCAATCGAAGCTGAGTGGTTTCACACAGATAAAGATGGTTTGACTAGAGGTAATTCTAGATTTTATAACAATAGAAACGATTTTCACAAACTAAGGTTATACGCTAGAGGTGAACAATCAGTACAAAAATATAAAGACGAACTGTCTATTAACGGTGACTTAAGCTACTTAAACTTAGACTGGAAGCCTGTTCCAATAATTCCTAAGTTTGTTGATATAGTGGTTAACGGCATGACTGAGCGTAACTACGATATAAAAGTATTTTCACAAGATCCTTACGGTGTTGCTAAAAGAACTCAATACATGGAAAGCGTATTGCGAGACATGAAATCTAAAGAGTTTAACGAAGAGGCCAAAAAAAACTTTAATATGGATCTATTTGAAAATGATCCAGACACATTGCCTGAAACAGAGCAAGAATTAGAATTACACATGCAGCTTACTTACAAGCAAGCTACAGAGCTAGCGGAAGAGCAAGCTATAAACGTGTTAATGCAAGGCAATAACTACGACTTAATAAGAAAAAGATTATACTACGATTTAGCGGTAGTAGGCATGGGTGTAGTAAAAACAACGTTCAACAATTCAGAGGGCGTTGTTATTGATTATGTTGATCCAGCCAAGGTTGTTCACTCGTATACAGAAGATCCTTACTTTGAAGATATATATTATGTTGGAGAAGTTAAAACTATACCTATAAACGAGTTAGTTAAAGTATACCCTCATTTAACTAACGAAGATTTAGAAGAAATACAAGCTGCAAGTAGATCTCAAGCGTATAGACATAATACACACATTAGAGAAAGAGACTTAAACCAAATTGATATACTGTATTTTAATTATAAAACCTTTATGAACGAGGTTTACAAATTAAAAGAAACTTCTACTGGTGGTGAAAAGATAATACCTAAAGACGATGGGTTTAATCCACCTGCAGACATGGTTGGCGGATACGCTAAAGTAGCTAGACAAGTTGAAGTGTTATACGAAGGGGTAAAAGTACTAGGTTGCGAAAAACTATTAAAATGGGAAATGGCCGACAATATGATGAGGCCAAAAAGTGACCACACTAAAGTTAAAATGAATTACTCTATTGTAGCACCTAGAATGTACAACGGCAGAATAGAGTCTATAGTTAGTCGTATAACAGGTTTTGCTGATATGATACAGCTGACACATTTAAAGTTGCAGCAAGTAATGTCTCGTATGGTTCCTGATGGAGTTTACCTTGATGCTGATGGTTTAGCGGAGGTTGATTTAGGTAATGGAACAAACTATAATCCACAAGAAGCTTTAAATATGTTCTTCCAAACAGGTTCTGTTATTGGTAGATCGTTTACTCAAGATGGAGATCCTAATCCTGGTAAAATACCTATTCAAGAAATATCAAGCGGTAACGGTGGTGGAAAAATACAAACGTTAATAGGCAACTATAACTATTATCTACAAATGATACGTGACGTGACCGGACTAAACGAGGCTAGAGATGGTAGCACGCCTGATAGAAACGCTTTAGTTGGTGTACAAAAATTAGCTGCGGCCAATAGTAACACGGCAACAAGACATATATTGCAAGCTGGTATGTATATTACTGCTGATGTAGCTGAGCAACTATCGTTGCGTATATCTGATATTATAGAATATTCACCAACAAGAGACGCTTTCATACAGCAAATAGGAACTCACAACGTTGCTACTCTAGAAGAAATGACCGAGTTACATTTGTATGACTTTGGTATATTTATTGAGTTAGCTCCTGATGAGGAGGAAAGACAAATGCTAGAAAACAATATACAAATGGCATTAGCTCAAAAGCTTGTTAACTTGTCTGATGTTATCGATGTTAGAAACATTAACAATGTTAAACTTGCTAATGAACTACTAAAAATAAAAGAAAAGAAAAAGTTGGAAAAAGACCAACAGATTCAACAGCAAAATATTCAAGCTCAAGCTGAAGCTAACGCACAGGCACAACAAGTGGCTGCGCAAGCAGAGGTTCAAAAGCAGCAAGCTGTAACTCAATCTCAAATGCAGTTGGAGCAAGCTAAAGCAGAGTTTAAGGCTAAAAATTTACAACAAGAAGCTCAAATCAAAAAAGAGCTGATGGACCATGAGTTTGAGATAAATGTAAAGCTAAAGAAAATGGAAGCTTCACAGCAAGCTTACGGTGAGGATAGAAAAGACATAAGAGAGAAAGAAAGTAAAAAGTTTGAGTCGTCAGGTAATGATATAGTTGGTGGCGGGTTGAACATGAATGAGTTTTAATAAATTATATATTATATTATGGAAAATGAAGAAAACAAAGTAGTTGAGCAAACTACACAGGAACAACCTATTGTAGATAACGCAGTAGATAAGATAAAAGTTAAACCAAAAAAATTTGCTGCTCCAGAAGAATCTGTAGCTAAAGTAGATTTAAGCAAACCTGTCGAAGATGAAAAGCCAGAACAAACCCCAGTTGAAAATGCAACAGCTGACGACACGGGAGTGGTTGGAAGCGATGAAAGTACCAACACCACACCGCAACAAGAAGAAGTACAGCCGGAAACCGAAACACAAGAACAACCAGTACTAGAGGAAGTAACTGAAGAAACGGTTGAGCAAGAGTCTTTTGAAGAGACTATTGCAAAAGCTGAAGAGCGAGAAGTAATAAAAGCTGAACTTCCTCAAAACGTAGATAAGCTCGTTGAGTTTATGAATGAGACCGGAGGAACACTAGAAGATTACGTTATGTTAAACAGAGACTACAGTCAAATGGATAACTTAACAGCGCTAGAAGAATATTATAAAATAACTAAACCTCACTTAGACGCGGAAGAAAGAGCGTTCTTAATGGAAGAGAACTTTTCTTTTGATGAAGACGTTGATGATGATAAAGTTATTAAAAGAAAGAAAATAGCCTTGAAAGAGCAAGTTGCCGAGGCTAAAGCCTACCTAGACGGGCAAAAGTCTAGATATTACGATGAGATTAAAGCTGGATCAAAGCTTCCGCCTGAGGCGAAAAAAGCAATGGACTTCTTTAATCGATACAATGAAGAATCTGAACAAAATCAGAAAAAATTTGAGCAGGTCAACAACGTATTTAAGTCTAAAACTGAAAAAGTATTCAATAATTTCAAAGGTTTTGAATATAAGGTTGGAGAAAAAAAGTTTAGATTTAACGTTAAAGATGTTGACGGGGTTAAAGAAACTCAAAGCGACATAAACAATTTCGTCAAGAAGTTTTTGAACGAAGAAGGTGCTATGGAAGACGCCGCGGGTTATCACAAGAGTTTGTACACAGCTATGAATCCTGACTCTGTAGCTCAACACTTTTACGAGCAAGGTAAAGCCGATGCTTTAAAAGAGTCTGTCAAAAAGGCTAAGAACATAAACATGGACGCTAGACAGGCTCATAACGAAGTAAACATAGGTGGAACTAAGTTTAGAGTGTTAAATGCTGAGGCTAAAAGAGACTTCAAAATTAAACGAAAATAATTTTAACTTTTAAAGACATTTTATTATGATTACTAATGGACCTAATTTGAACTCGGTGGCTGCTCCAATTCAGCAGACGCTAATTTCAAATTATATCGATTTTACTGCAGCAGGCACAGCAGGCTGGGCTCAGCAGTATTTACCAGACTTAATGGAGTCTGAAGCAGAAGTGTTCGGTTCAAGAACTATTTCTGGATTTTTATCACAAGTTGGAGCAGAAGAGTCTATGTCATCTGATCAGGTTATCTGGTCTGAGCAAGGACGTTTGCACTTATCTTACACTGGTACTATCAGTGATGACGCTGTAGCTGCTTCCGCTGGTAGAGCTGAGATAACAGTTTCACTTGATATTGATGGTAACGCTGTTACTGCTGGTACGCACGGTATTAGAGCTAATGACTTAGTTCTTATTTCTGCTGCTGGTGGTACTGTAAGAGCAATCGTTGAGACTGTAACCGCTGGATCAAACGTTATTAGAGTAGCTCCTTTTGGAGTAGCAAACTTAACTGGAATTAATGGTGGTACTGTTGATGGTGCTGCAATGACAGTTTTAGTATTCGGTTCTGAATTCTCAAAAGGATCT